ACGTATGGAACATGAAATTTCAAGAATCATATGAGGTGAAGCATGCTAGACACAGATTTACAACAAGCTTTAGTAGATGAGCTGAAGGAATATGTCTTTAAAGATGGTGTCCAGTTTGTAAAAGACGGACAGTTAAAACCCATTCATATATACGCACAGACCTTGCCGGATAAGGTGAATGAAGAGGAAGACCAGGAACGGGATGCGGAATGGAATTACGTTGTGGTAATGCTGGGTGATGAGGATATTGTGGATGGTAAGTGGAAGGTGGAAATACACTTTTCCATAGGAATCATTGATGAAGGCGAAGACAATCAGGGGAATATTAATATCGCCAACATGATGAATCAGATTTTTTTACATATGTGTAAAAAAGGCATTATAAAAGATAGGTATGTCATGGATACCGACGAGGCATATAAAAGATTTGAGTATGGAATTGAGGAGCCTTATTATTCGGGTGACTTAATCACATACTGGAGGCTTCCGGTGCCAGAGATGGAAATGGAGGTGGACATGATATGACGTATATGTACATAGGCCCAACCATTCCGGGGACAATCCGGAAAAATGAAGTGTTCCGGGATAAGATACCGGACAGAATCAAGAAAGCAGATAATCCGGATATGGAGAGATTAATCATTCCAATAGACAACGTGATTGCTGCACGTGAAACGCTAAATGACCGGCATTCAGTGCTGGCAGTAACATATAGCAACATTTTAAAGAAACTAAAGAAACGATAAAGGAGGAAATGAAAGTGTCGAATTACGAACATGGTATTATCACAAAAAGAAAAGGCGTTCAGGTGCCAACACCGACACAGGTAACCAACAATGTTACGGTAGCGGTGGGAGTTGCGCCGATCAACATGGGAGACATTACGGCAGTGAATAGGCCAATTCTTGTTAAGAATAAGCTGGAGGCTGACCAATATTTCGGAAGTATGGAGAATGTGGAGGATTATTCCTTGCTACAGGTAATTTACGCACATTTCAATAAATTTGCCACAGCTCCGCTTGTATTGATTAACGTATTGGATCCAAACAATGAAAATCATGTGGCACAGGTTGTTAAAACCAGTACACAGTTTTCGCTTGGGAAAGCTACGATTGAGGACACAGGCGTATTGGCAGACACTGTAACGGTGACTGCAACAGAAGATTTAGAGCAGGGAAAGGACTTTGTAACAAGCTTTGATGACAATGGATATCTTGTAATTTCTCTTGTTGATACTTCTATTGCAGCAGCAAGCGTCACATACAGTAAACTGGATGTAACAAAGGTGACAGATGATGACATCATCGGAGCGCTGGACGAAACAGGGAAACGTACAGGTATCGAGCTGGTAGATGAAGTATATCCTAGATACAGCATTGTACCGGGACAGCTGATTGCACCGGGACATTCAAAGAGTTCGGCTGTTGCGGCAGCTTTAACGGCAAAGGCCGAACTGATTTATGGATTAACAAACGCTATTGCAATCATTGATTTAGACAGCAGCGAGAGCGGCGCGACTAAGTACACGGATATAAAGGAACAGAAGAGCAAACAGGCAGGCTCATCCAGATGGGGAACAGCGGTATGGCCAATGGCAAAGGTGGACGGTCAGCGGATTTATATGTCAGCGATGGCAGCGGCATTAATGCAGCAGAACGCAAACAATAATGACGGAATCCCAAGCGACTCGCCGGATAACAGAGACCTTCAGATTGATGGTATTTGCTTAGAGGATGGAACAGAAGTATTCATCACACAGGACGTCGCAAATGACTATCTGAACGCATACGGTGTATGTACTGCATTGATGCTTCCAACATGGAAGTTCTGGGGGAATAACACCACAGCGTATCCGGCAAGCAACGATCCGATTAACAGATGGATTAAGTGCGTAACGATGTTGAATTATATTGAAAACAATTTCAAGGTAAATTATTTGCCACGAGTTGGAAGAAATGCAAGCTACAAGCTGGTAGACAGCATTGTGAACGAATACAATATGTTCTTAAACAGCTTAACACCGGGGCATCTTGCAGGCGCAGAGATTGTGTTTAACAAGACGGAAAATCCGAAAGAACAGATTTTAAATGGCAAGCTGGCATTCAGAACACGCTATGCAGATTACACACCTGCTGAGGTGATTGAGAATACATTTGAGTATGATACATCTATCTTAGAGGCAGCTTTGAGTGGAGGTGAAGAATAATGAAGATACCTGAGAAGATTAGCAGATTTAAAGCATATGTAGGCACGGTGGAAGAAGCAAACAATCTGGTAGGTGTTACATCGGAGGTAACATTACCGTCGTTTGAGGCTATGTCTGAGACATTGTCATTAGCGGGAATGGCGGGAGAGATTGACAGCCCTGCCACGGGACAATTCCAATCCAGCGATATGGAAATTCCTTTTTCCAACATTGATGAAAGAGGAATGAAACTGGCGCAGGATGACTCGAAACCTTTGATTTTGGCAGCGGGACAGGAGGTAACCGATTCGGGAACCTACAAAAAAACGCTGATCAAAAGAACCATTACCGTAAAAGGAATGACAAAAAGTATCAATTTGGGAAAATTGAAAAAAGCCGGATATGGCGAACCGTCCATTAAAAAAGAGGTAGTCTACTATAAAGATGAGATTGAGCAGGACGGAAAGAAAACAACCTTGATTGAGTTGGATAAGCTCAACGGAATTTACAAAGTGAATGGTACAGATATGTACGCAGGATTAGATTTATAAGATGCCAAGCCGATAAGGCATGATATACATACTTCCTTGGGTGCCGGGCAGCGTCTGCTGCCCGGAAATTCAAGAAAAAAGAAAGGAGGATGTGCGGTTTCGCACGAAAAATTATGGAAATTACAGAAAAAGAATTAGATGCAATTATTGAGGGAGATAGTGACACAAAAGTAGACATCATTGCTGAGGCAGATGATATGGACGAGGAAAATGAGAATCTGGAAAAGGAAGCAACACAAAAAGAGATTGAGGAAAAAGCAATCAAAGAGGAAAAAAATGGGAAATTTTATGTAAGATTTTTCAAAAAATATAAATTTAAGGACAAGGAAATAGGTGGGATTGACATGTCAGGTTTGCAGGATTTAACGGCGAGAGACGCGCAGAGGGTTGATCGCATTTTGGCAAGATTAAATCATTACCCAAATAACAAATTCAACGATACAGTATATGCAAAGCATATGGCCGTAATTGCAACAGGATATTCAATTGATTTTTTTGACGATTTGCAGATTAGGGACATGCTGCTGATAACAGCAAAGGTGAACAGCTATTTTTTATTTGGCTAGGAGCGGACGAAGAAGGCTGGGAATACCAGCTAGAGCGAATTGCATTAAATATGTCGCTCCACACCAATACAAGCGTTGAATATTACATGAACATGCCATTAGATGAAATGCTGGAACAGGCCAGGGTGATATGTGAATGGATGGAAGAGAGAAAAGAACGGAGGAAGAATTAAAATGGCAAAACAGAGACAATATGAAATGGAAATTTTACTGGGTGCCAGAAAAGCAAACACTTTCTCCAGTGTGCTGGGAAGTATCAAGTCAGATTTAGGCACACTTACCTCTACAGCCACCACAGTTGCATCCGGTATAGCGGCGGCATTTGCAGGGGTACAGATAGGTTCGATTATATCAGATGCAACAGAGACATATAAAGAGTATCAGTCAGAAATGGCATACACAGCCTCTGTGGCAAAGGCAAATACGGCTGAGTATGAAATGATGGATGAAGCTGCAAGGGAAGCGGGAAGAGACACTGTAAAGACAGCCACAGAAGCATCGGAGGCTTTATCTTATATGGCATTAGCCGGATGGGATACAACACAATCCGTTCAGGCATTACCAGATGTTTTAAAGCTGTCAGCGGCAACCAGTGAAGACCTTGCCACAACATCAGACCTGGTAACAGACAGCATGTCAGCTATGAATGTAGAAGTGGGAAATCTGGGACAGTACCTGGATGTTGTGATTCAGGCAAACAACTCAGCGAACACCTCCGCATCAGAAATGATGGAATCCTTTATTAAATCCGGTGGTGCCTTGCGTTCTCTGAATATTGATTTAAACGAATCTGCCACAGCGGTAGGAGTTTTGGCTAATAACGGTACAAAGGGAGAGCAGGCAGGTACAGCATTAAATGCCATGTTGACACGAATGGCATCAAACTCCACAGCACTGAAACAGATGGAAAAGCTTGGAGTGTCGGTATATGACGCTTCCGGGAACTTTGTTGGATTTGAACAGGCGCTTAAGAATATTAACGAAGGACTTGACACTTTAGGAACAGAGGCAGAAAAAAACAGTGCTTTAAGTAATATCGCCGGAAAACAATATTACAGTAAATTAATATATTTATTAGATTCTGTAAAAGAGTCAGCAGACGGAACAGCGTCATCATGGGACCAGTTATCTGACAAACTGAACAACTCAGAGGGTTCTCTGGGAACGATGTATGACAATATGACGGATACTTTTGAATCCGACACGTTGATTATGCAGTCTGCACTTTCTGATTTACAGATATCTTTTGCGGATGTGTTCGTGTCAGGTGCGAGAGGCCCTATGTCAGCGCTGACGGAATTAATGAATGAAGCGTCGGAGGAGATACAGGAATTTGGAGAAGAAAATGAGATTGAGATTCAAAATGCGTGGGACACAGTGGAGGAAGTCGGCGAGGAAATCATAGATTTTGTAGGAGATAGCGCTGAATTCATTATTGATAATTTCGGAGCCATTAAAGTTGCAGCGAAGGGATTATTTGCGGCAGAGGTAACCAGTAAAGTAATATCAGGGGCAACCAGCATAGCGACGGCATTAAAAACAGCTGCTTTAGGGTTTTCCACCCTTACACCGGTTGGAATGGGTGCGGCGGCAGTTGCAACAGCGGTGCCGGTAATCATAGGAGCCTGGGCGGCAATAGATGAACACTCGAAACAAGTGGCAAAAGATTTGGCGGACACAAATCTGGCCGGACACTTCGGAGATATTTCGCTCTCAATGGAAGAAATCGAGGAGCTGGCACAGCAGATTATGGGAACTGATATGATACAGATGGTGTCAGCACTGAACACTGCATTTGATGATTTGGATAGCTCTATAGAATCATTTAATACCACAACAGAAGGACTTGATAAACTGAATTTTAAAGTATCCATAGGCATGGAACTGACAGAAGATGATAAAGAGTCCTATATTACATATGCAGAAAATTATATCAAGCAGGCGCAAAGTGTTCTGGATGAGAACCAGTACACATTTAATCTTTCAGCAAAATTCTTACTGGGAGAAGACTCCGATCTTGCAAATGATACGAACCAATATTACACAGAATTAGATTCACAGTTAGCAGATCTGACAACACAGCTCCAGAGCAGGATAGAAGAGGCAACAGCTAACGGGTTCAGCATAGATACAGATAAACAGGCACAGGAGCTTATCAGCCAGATAGGAGAGATTACAGAAAAGGTGTCTACAGCGCAAACACAGGCAAAGTTTGATGCACTTTCCTTACAGTATGACGGTAAGGATTTGGATGCAGATACTATGAAAGAGCTGGCCGGTCAGATAAGTGACATAGCGTCAGAGGAGCAGGAAGCAGCATTACAGGCATACCAGGACGCAGCTGCACAATTATATTTAAGGAAAGAAAATGACAGCAGCTATACAGATGATGAGTACAACAATGATAAGGCAGAACTGGAAGCTTCCTATTATCAAAAGCAGGGTGAAGTCTTGGCGCAAGGTATGAATTACATAACTGGAACAATAGAAAGCGCTTATCCTGGGTTGCAGGGAAAAGTAGAAGAAGTTCATGAATATATGCAGGAACAGGTAGCATCTATGTTGGAAAGTGGTGTTGATGTTGGAACATTAGGGCAGGACTTAGATCAGATTATGTCAGATTACATGGCAAATATGGGATTGGATGAAGTAACATCTTCAGCGATTAAACAGATATATGAATCAGGCGCCGTGGAGCTATCAAACCAGATGTTTGGGTTG